TCATATCATATCTTTTGCGAAAAGTTCGCCAAGTTTAACTAAAGTTTCTTTCACTGAACCTTTGGAAGCAACAGCTTTTCTCAAAGTTTCATTAACTTTCCTAGCTACATCTATAGTATGGTTTTTGTTTGGTGCCCATACAAAATTTTCTATACCATATATGGGATCAATTCCTGCTTCTCTCAATATCCTCTGGCTATCTTCAATATACTTTCTGGCTGCTATGGGCCCTTTTTGAAAAACTATGTGATGAGCATGTGCCCTTATCATCTGAATAGGAGCCATTGTGCCAGATAATTTAGAAAAGTAATCTCCCCATGAACTCAAGCTTTTAGATAGTTTTGCAGCGTCGAATACAGAATAACCTTGCTTTCTAAATTGCATATAACGAGCAAATCGTGCAGGACAAATAACCAGCCCCAGAGGATCGATCCAACCCGTGGGATTAGGCACGTAACTGTAAGGATTTACTCCTCCTGCTAACCCCAAAGGATCTTAGGGACTATCCCGACGCCATCATACAGTTTAGCGGACTTTTCCCCTTGATTTAGCCGCCTTTTTCTCCGCCGCTTTTTCCCGCCCTGTTAAAGAACATACCAACTCGCCCCGACGGGCACTTGGCCGATGTTAGCGCATTTTTTCCCCGATGTCAGTGTCGGGTTTTGCCCCGTTTTTCCTGCCGGAACCGGGTCTTATTGGGAACCCGTGGCGGCGGGGCAGCTTGCCTGCGCCGCTGACGCGGGTTGGCCGGGTGCGGGCCCTTGAAAACCGAGGTTTTTCACAAACGCATTCTTATCGGGGATGTCGGCGCCGTTCTGGGATTTGGCGAGCTTGGTGTTGGCGTTATTGTTTGCCGTATTTGCTAAGTCATAAGCGTATTTTACGGCCCTAGGAGTAGCAGCAAGCCTTTCACTGGTGCTATCTGTAGCGTTACTTAATTGTATTATGCCTTTTTCTGTGAGTGTGGCGTCACGGACTTCCGGCAGGGCATTTTTAATTGCTAATGCCAAATTACTTTTCAGAGCGTCGATATTCCCATTATCCAGAACATCATTGCCAGATTCTTTTGCGATAAAATCAGCAAGAATATGCGTAATAATAGATGATTGCCGCCAGGCTTTATTTAATTCGCGGGACTTGGCAACACCCGCGCTAAACCCATTTACTCTCGCTGCTAACGCTGCGTACTCGTCATTTGACAATACGTTAGCGCCCTCCGCCATGCCGAAGGTTAAAAACTCATTCTTAGCCATTAATTTTACTCTTAATTTAATAGAATGGACCAACCGCCTGCATCAAATCCGGCGATATATTTACTGTCTGAATCAAATCCGAAAATAACTCCTTTATTTTCAGAGTTGGTATAATTATTAACTCTGACTGCTCCGGGTTTAATATTTAAATATCCTTGCTGAATAACCGCTTTAACAACTTCTGGCACGACACCGCCAGTAACATAAACATCCATCGTCATGTCTTGGTTATCAACGAAAAATATTAATACAGATTCGTCGGGAATTACTCCCTGATAAATCTCAGCTAGCATTTCATTCGTACCATCCCAGTGATTCGCTCGAATTTTTGTGCGCAATATGGTTCGGTAAGTTTCATCATCAAGCTCTGTAAAGCCGGAATCAGAGTCATATTGCCGTTTCCAGCTCCCTTCATCTAGCCCCACGCCTTCCGTATCGAGCGCAAAATACACCCCGACAATCGGCGTTTTGACATACCGAGATATGCCAATCCACTCTCCTACTGCGTCTAGTTGAACCCCAACCGCCTCATCAATTGAGAATTGGGTATTCAAAAGACCTGCAACAGTAGCAATATTAGATAGTGGCCGGGTAATTAAATCGATGTGAGTAACAAATTTATTTGCCGTTCTATGCTGAGGGGTAATCAGTGATAAATAATCTCTCATCGTCACCTCGCGATTAGCTTAATATGCTCTGGCTTACATGTAACCGCTTCATCAAATATAACAATTAAATTGCTCGGTGATACCTCATCCTCTGACCTGCCTATTTGAATTTCAAAAATGTCATAAGTTAAGCCTTCTTCATCACGTAAATTTGCAGGAGAAAATAAACGGCTTAAATAAACGTTATCACCAATTAACTGAGCATCGATATAACTTGCGATTGCTGCACGAATTCTATCGCCTACCAGCGTTGTATATCCCTCAAATGCCGTCAAGGTTATCTCAACGAATACCGGCACGTCTTTCGGGCGTGAAAAGTGAATCGGGTGCAGAATGCTATAGCTATCGGCTATCTTAATTTCAGTATCGCCAAAGGTTCCTGCTCCCGGTCCTTTCTTTGTCTCTATGGTCTTCGCTATCAGTTTCGCATCACCACCATCAACTATCATTGCAATCGAATGCGGCGGAATGCCGTTGTTGTCCGTCACATTAGTGTCATTCTCAAACCCACGCCGACGAACGACACCCGGTATCAAGCTGATGGCGCCCTGAATTCCGTCTAACACAGTCCGAGATGGCAACGCTACAGATTTACGTTGCCGTTCTCGCAAGGCGGCATCCAATTCGATGGGCTGGCCTGTAGCTGCTGCGGCTAAATTAGTTACGCTTTGCCAGCCCTGCGTCGGGGTTCCGATGATAGTAACGTCTCCCGGCAATGCGGTTATCTTACCTTTAGTCTGACAAGTCGCTGTTGCTATTACGTACCCATGCAGACCTATCGAAACCGTATCAGGAAGAGTCCAGGCATAACCTTGTTTGTCTCGCACAATGCCATTTTTTACCGTAGTACCGACAGCACCAATTAATTTGACATCAACAGTTGAATAAGTAGAAGTATGCCGCGCTATCCCATTGATTTTGACGTTGTTAGACAGCGCTGCGCCGGTTGCTGTTGCCGGACTAAACGAGTTATAAGCCGCTATGACGGCATTATTCGCATCGTGTATTGCTAACGCGTAAATTGCTAGCATCTGCCCGTCTTTGCTATCGGGTTCCAAGTAAGCATCGGTACCGTATATCTGACGAGCAAATTCCGTAATTTTATTCAGAATGGTCTGGTAATCAGGCGCACTGATGCCTGAAGCTGTCACAGTTGCGGCCAGCCTTAACGTATCTAGATTTAACATTATGCCTCGCTTGTTACCGTGATTTGTCCGTAGAGGGTGTCAATAGTGGCGGTGAATGTCAGGCGGCGTGTCGTGCCATCATTACGGGTATCAAAAGAAAGAATCGATTTAACGCCCTGGGTTTTTAGAATACGGTCCCGAACGGCAAGGATATAAACATCAGATCGCTGTTTTCCAAGCACTGACTGAACATAGGGTGTACCCTCTTTCATATCTAGAAACCAATCCCCACGCCATAGTGCAAGCCGGGTTTTTACTGCCAGCGCAACGGCTTCGGGCGAATTCGTCAGAAACGTATGGTCTCCCTGTCCGAAACTGTAATCACCGCTCTCGTCTTCACGTCGATATCTCACTGGGGACCTCCCGTCTTGCTGCCGCCCGATTGCACGCCACCGTGCGTATGGTTCATCAGGCTTATGCCACCCGCGGTCAGATCGTTGTTCACCGCGACCGGGCCTTGCATCGTTGCCGTTCCGCCACCCGCACCCATCCCCTGCGATAAGTTGCCGTTAATGGTGACGTTACCGTTCAGAGTGATTTCAGGTGAGGTGATTTCAGTACCGCCATGTGCAGTGGCAATGAGTTTTGCCGGTGTGACCACAGTGACATTATGACTGCCGGGATCGAGTTCGATATACGCCGCGCCGTCATCACTTCTCAGTTGCGCGGTGCTTGTGCTGATACCCGGTATTCTCTTTGACTGTGATTGTGGGCCAACAATAGCAAAGGCATCAGATAAATCATGTTGCCGCTGGTCTGCCGGTTCTTGTACGCCGCCAGATTGCCACCAGAAATCAATGCAGCGATCAGCAAATATAACCAGGCATTCATCACCCGCTTTTACCGGGAACGTTAGCGTCACGCCACCGCCTCTTGGAAATATAACGGGTACATCCACCAGCAGGGGTAAGGATACGGAAGTGGTTTTCCCTTCCGGGTCAGCAATACCACTTTTAATCGCAGGCTGAACAACACACGTTGCCGCCTCAGCATTAAACGATTGAATAATGCCCGGCATGGCAACTCTAAGCTGAGAAGAGAGAGAACGATTTGTGGCTTTCAATGTTTCTGATAAATCGCCGGTTCTTGATTCGGTTAAGACTGGCATGGGGAAACTCCATAATAAAAAACCTGCCAGAGCAGGTTATGAATTCATTTCTTCATAAAACTGATCATCAATGTAACCACCCCAAAATTCCACTCCGTCTTTTTTTATAAAAATGCAATCTTCCCCGCAAGGGTGTCGCGCATCAATACGTATCGCGCTCCTAGACACTTTATGCTTTTTCATTAAATAGGAAACTTCGGATGGAAAATTATTTGAGGCATCGCAACTGGTATAATCGGCACCAATCTGCCTTATTTCTTGCTTTGTCAACTTAACCAATGGGTGACCTCACAATAAAAAAACCGCAGTTAAGCGGTTTAGTAAATAATAGGATTGTTAAATTAAATCCAGTGAAATCCTTTAGCCATTAAACCAGCTAATCCAAGAGCCACGGCAATTATCGCACCAAATAACAGGCGGAAGTCTGAACGTGCGTCTTTTCTCATTTCTCGTACGTCAGTTTTTACTTCATCTATAGATTTTTTGATATGCTCAACGTCTGATTCGAGACGAGCTACACGGGCCTCCATATCTCCACCTCCACCGTTTCCGCCACCCTGTTTGAATGATGAACCATTATCAAGTGAATGTCTACTTGATGGCGTATCGGTATATGACCACCGGCCATCAGAAAATCGCATGCCATCAATGACAGAATCTTCACTACCCATTATGCGCCTCCGATGAAACCATTCTAAAGCGGGCTTCTGATTTATGAATAGTCTCGTCAGGCGTATCAGCGCGAGCTATAGAACATTTTATTACATAAATCCCAGCATTTATCACCCTAATCGAAACCGAAGCACTCAAAAAACCCGGCACGTCTGTTGGTTCTGCATCGGGATCATTAGCGGTTACTGATACCTTTGCGGGTATATCTTCTGTCCGACCATGTAGAATTGTTGTGCCGTTGCTGTCAGTAATATCGATAGAAATTAGATAGTCTTTAGATTGGTGAAGCCCAACAAAAGCGGCAGCAATAATGATTTTCGTTTCAACGGGCAACGCTGGACATCGAAAATTAAGGATCGGCTCTTCCCTATCTCTGGCATCTTTTGTAGCGGGAAAAATGAAAGCTATTTTCTCTGAACTCATTCAGACCTCTTGTGTGTTCTTGCCGCTGTTTCACAGCTGATACATCGGATTAATCCGCCACTTTCTTACACGGAAACGAGCCGATGATCTTCGGTGCGTCCATCGCGTTTTGTAATAGTTGAACATTCAACCACGCTTTGCCGTTCCGTTTGATAAACTGGAAGCCGTACATGTTACCGTCGCGGGCAGGCATGAGACCCATGTCTGTTTTTATCTGATCCCAGTCATTTTTTTCTTTCAGAAATTTAATTTTCTGAGACGTAACTTTTTCACCGTTTACTCTCGTCCAGCCATCACTACCCGCATGGAGCGTATACCCACCACATTGCAGGTCAGCTAAAGCTGAACCACTTATCAAAAGCCCAAGCATAACCGCTAACTGGCTTATCTTTACAAAACAATGTCTCATGAATAAACCCTTTGTTGTGCAGAAGCAGAATATAAATCCGCAGCCCCACGCGCCTCACACATCATTTCTTGGTACCATGCATTGCCGCGAGTATCACCAGTATACATAATGCCCCTGACGATATATACACCGTCAGTAGCTATACTCGCTGGAGGATTAGACACGCCGCTGACGTAAAGGTTCCCGTTATCATTTTTTTCTACGAGTTTACCTTCCCGTTGTTGTTTATTATCTTTTTGCTGCTCATCACCTGATTTGTTTATAGCGTCATTAGGCAGCACTGTTCTATATACCGAGCCTTCATCTAACTGAATTAACCCATTTACCCGGATATTCGGATTAATTAAGCACTTCACGTTAACGCCCGCGCCAATGGTCTGTTGCGGCATACCAATTAATCCTGTCCGGCTGTTTAACACCACAACATTATGCACGGCCATTTCATCCGTCAGCATTTCGACTTTACCGTCCACAAATTGCCATTTGGCCTTACATTGCTGCGCGATATTGTCTAATACATATCGCGTCTTTTCGAAAAACATTTTTCCGCGAGGAAAGACAGTATCCGGCATTTTGGGTTTAGCTCCCGCAGTGATACCGTAAGGTTCCAGGCTTCGCAAAGCAAGGTTATAGACATCATTCAGAGTATACCCTGCCGCCAGGGTTTGATTGGTGAAAGCATTAATAAAGGCTTCGTTACCGTCACACGCCTGAATTTGAGTGTAGGTATCAGTGGGATTATCACGACCCGTCATCGTATAGCGAATATCTCCGCTAAAGATCTCCCCGTAATTTTTGCCGTCACGCTGTCCAGTGGTTCCCGGCTCAACGGTGCGGGCTTTACCGACTTCGCTTTCAGGAACGGTTGGGGTTATTCCGTCATACCCAACGATAATTTTTATCTTCGAAAACTCGCTACCCAGTATCCGATTGCTGGTATCTTTTGACAGATTGTAAATCTTTAACGTTGCAACGCGCGGATTACTAATAGTGAACCACTCAATATTAAAGGTCACTTTAAAATCTGACAGAACTATCCCTTTCCCCTGATCGTCTACTAGCATTAATTCAAAATGACGTAACCAATTCTGACTCATATTTTTACCTTATGGTTGTACAAAATATAAATGGCTGGATAACCCAAGATTTGTGTCTGTCGGGTATTCCGCGCTGTCTGCATCACTGGCAATAACTAACATGCCGTTAATACCAAGATAAGGATATTGTTCAAGCAGGTTCACACCCGGTATGAGTGGTGCCCCCACCAGCAGATCCACCCCCGATTTATCCTGGATATCCATCACCCAACCCGCAGCATCCCGGTAAATCAGGCGCATCTTGATATCGGTATTTCCCAGCTTAATTGCAAAAAATTGATTGTTCGCCGTGAGCGGAATTTCTGATACTTGCATCAGCCGCCTCCTTTTATATAACTTTTAAATGCATTAACGGCGCCTTCTTTTATTTCTGATAAAGCAGACTCATTGACCGGCTTTAATGTTTTTGTGCCTGAGTTCTCAACCGCTGATGTGTTTACACCGGTTTTCATGACCTCTTTTTCCGCGACCTGTACTTTTTGAGTTGATGTAATAATCACTTCACGTAACGTCAACGTACATAACAGCACGTTCTCACTATGCCGGTCCGTAGTGACTTCAATCGCTTTAATCAGCATGTTTTCGTAAGTGCGCTTGCCGGTAATGACATTAAAGGGCTCTCGTAACTCTTGAAGGTTGAGGATCTTCTGATAGGTCTCTTTCGGGCTTAAGCCCATGCTCAAGCCAATCTTTGACGTATCAACAAAATCGAGAAGCGAACCCCCACCAGCGAAACCCAGCTCCATCACAATTTCAGAGGGTTTTTTGTAGGCATGGTCGCTGACCGCAGCGCCGATTTCGACAGGGTGCTCTGTGATTTCAAGCGCGTCTGTGTGCTTTTCAGCAATAACGACGCTCGGCACAAGCAACATGCTTTCAGTGCCAAACGACCGGGTTTGTTGCTGAAAAATCGCTGATAAAATATCCATTAGCTCACCTGTTGTATTAACCGTGCGTTCACCCCATTTTGCCGACTCGCGATTTCATTCGCCGTGGCTTTCGCATCCGTTGCGCCATGAACGGTAATGTTCGTTGTTTGCTGAACGCCACCACTCCCGGCAATTGCCGCCTTGCTGATAAGTTCACTGTTGTATGGGTTACGACCATTTTCGCGCTGGATGATGCCGTTCATCAGCGCGGTTAACATTTGTGGGTCCCGTAAATTTAATTGGGCGTTCGGATCAACACCCAGCAACTTAGATATAACAGCAATGTAGTCTTCGGTATCATTTTCCTCCGGTGGCGCGTATTTCGTGATAATGCCGCGTATCGTTGTCAGTCCACGCGAGGCATACAACGTTAACTGTCGTGAGAGCGCTCGCAAACCGTCAAACGCCGTTTCAAATCGGGCAAAACGTCCACCGGGGCTCTCCAGTGCAGCGCCTCGTTGCTTCGCAAAATTCAAGTTGCCGGGGTTGTTGTTGCGTAAGCCCCTCTCCTTGTATTCAGGCGCAGGGGGTGGAGTCGGTGCACCGGGCATACCAGGGATATCTGCCGTGACCGGATTTGGCGAGCCTCCCTGATGTTTGCTAGCCCAGTCATTGTTTATACCTAACCATTGACCAAAGTCCCCGATCCCCCTTTTAATTTGCCGGGTGTTATAGTCCCACGACGTCGCTGCACTTTGTTTGATATTGTCCCAGTCACTGTATAAGTATCCACCATACGCGACTAAACCTAACAAAGGGGCAAGTTGAGCCATCAAGGGGGTTAATGCAGCGGACACTTTCGCGAATCCCGCTAACATCTTTACGGCCCACGTCGTAGCAACGATGCCACCGAGTATCAAAAAGGCGTTTTTCCAGCCGCCGATGCCGTCAACACCTTTCTTGATCCATTTCCCAATGGTTTTAAACGCACTAACCGCACGGTCGATATCTTTTTCCCACTGACTCCAGTCAATCAGGCTTTTGCCGCCCTCTTTCCAGGTCTTGTAGTCGTCGTAAAGCAGAAGAAGCGCACCAATTAACACGGTGATCATGCCGATGGGTGACATCAGGAACGCGCTGTTCAGAAGACGCCACGCGACAACAATCGCGCCGAACATGGCAATCAGCATTTTGCTGCTTTCATCCAGTCGCTTCCACCAATCTATAACCTCTCCAATACCTTGAACTACCCGGTAAACCATGCGACTAAAGACATCAGCAAACCATAAGATGCCTTTGATGATCTTTGTGAGTGTGGCTTCAATTTTTGGGAAGTTATCAAGTATCTTCTGACGTAACGAGTCGAAGGAACTCGCTAAACCGTTGGCGAGATTAGAGCCAATTTTATCGCGTAATATACCCAATAGCGCGTTAAAGCCGTGTAGTGCCGTAGTGAACTTGTTCGCTTGCTGGGCCGCTTTATCGGCATTGAACCCGGTTTTCTGCAACATCATCTGATAATCAGCAGTGAAACCCGCTAACCCGCGGCGCATAGCCATCAGCGTATTTTCATCAATACCGAGCATCTGCGCATATTGATTAGCCCGGTAGTAAGGCATATTGCTAAGTTTCTGCCCAACTCCCGCCAGTATGCTTGCAGCATCACGCATCTGGCCGGATGAATCGCGAGTTTGAACGCCGAGCCGATTAAGCCACCCTTCCGCACCGGGATTATTACGCATAAACCGCGCCATATTTTCCAGTGCGCCTTGTGCGGCTTCTGCACTTCCGCCCATCTGTGAAACGGCATAACTGAGCGCTTTGATGCCGGCGACTGTTGCCCCGGTACGTTGCGACTGCCAGTAAAGCTTATCCAAACCCGCTGCAATTTTGGTAGTAAAGCCGACAATGGTGAGTGCTGCCCCTTCAACCGCGGTACCCAGCTTAAGCACGTTGGCAGTGACGCCTTTCACCACAGCGTCAAATTTACCCCGGCCTTTCTCGTCTACATCAAACCCCAGACTGATAAGGAAGTCTTTAATTGTGTCAACATTACCGCTCATTTGCCTCTCTCCAGCGTGCTATGCGGGCCTCGTTATCGGCTTTTAAATCCAGCCAGTCGTTCATGCGGGCGATATCCGCCAGGTCAACGGTGCCGCTTAAGAGATCAGGATATTGGATATATCCGGCATCGACGGGGCGCATCAGATAATCTTCCCCATCAGGCAGAGTATCGAGTGTTAAGCCGCTGGCGGGATTGGCGTCTCTTGTGCGGGGAGTGCGTGCAAAAAATTTCCCAAAGAGTCCCCGATCACTCTCGCGACAAGTTGCAACAAGGTTGGCAAGTCAATGTCATCGAAATGCAATACCCCTTGTGAAAACACCGCGGTCCATCCTTTGCCGTGCTGACGCGATACCACTGATAAGCATGGATAGAGGATCGCATTGCAATCTTCGTCACTTAAATCAGAAACGGCTTGTGCAATCTTAGGCAGCGCCTTCTCTAAAGCGCCTTCCATATTATTGCCTTGCGCCATTGTCTGTACCGCACGAATATCAGACACCAGCCCAGCCAGAACGGGCAATAATTTACGTGACACTTTCAACTGATCGAAGACGTTCAGCTTTGCCGTACGGTATTGAATACCCTTGATTTCAAATTCCATCGTTAGAACTCCCCCAACACCTGATCTATCTTGATACAGTCAAACGCCCACGCAACGGTTCCACCGTCTTTAGCGTTGGTGTAATCGGGTTGCTTCTGAAAAGCACAGCCCCGCGCTGTCGTGATTTCTCCGGAAACAAGGTTACGTATCAGAAAAACATTATTCCCCCAAGTCCCCGATGACTGCGATTGTGCGTTATAAGCGAGCGAGAGTTTCTTATTCGTCGGTGAGGTTTTCAGCAAGTTCACTGTGATAGAGCCGGATTTTCCCGCATGTAATGAGTGCATCCCTTCACCATCTGCACCGATGGTCATCGTGTTCTTGGCTTCGGTCATCGTGATTGTGATCCCTTCCTCCGAAGTTGCCGAGCCATACCCGACATCAATAACCCCGGTCGGACCTGTCAGGGATGCCGAAACATCCATAAATGAATAAGTAGCCATGTTTACCTCTTAACGAACCACATTAATAATGACATCAGCATAATGAACAGCACCCGCTAGTTTGATAGCGCACTGGATAACCGGTGCTTTCCGGGCTTCCCTGTCAGCTTGTGCCTGTGTCGCAATGGGCGGCGCATAGACGTAATAGCCTTTAGTTAAGGTATCGCCCGGTTGGATTTGTCCAATGTTCCCACCGTTCCAAACTCCAGGGGCCACCAGCCCATTAGTAACAGCCTGACCAAGTGATTGCTCAACATTGGTTAGTAAGCGCGTAACGCCTGCGTCAGTTTGTGGGATCTTGCTGGTGCTGGTGTAAAGTAGGTTATAAAGATTGTTCTGAACGTAGTTCTGTAACCAATCCAGGCTATGACGCTCGTCAATGAAATCCCCGTTCGCCATGACGCCTTCCTGAATAATGGCGGTGTCATTGTTGTATTTAACAAAGACATTGCCGTTTTTCTTCTTCAGGGCGTTGGCTTGGGTTGCGGTGAGATTTTCAGCGGTTACTGCCGGTTCCTGTTTAAATTTCAGGGTAATGGTGGTGTTATTGCCATTGAAATTGACGGTAAACATTCGCCCCATCAGAGAAGCCACGGTATACGGTTTACCCGATGAGTATTGCCAGAGGGTACGCTGATAGTTTCCGTCTTTCAGTTGTGATCCGATATCGGTATCAACATCAGCCTCCAATACCGCTGTTTTCTGTGCGGTATGTCCATAAATACGGGAAACGGATGCGGATTCGATATAGTCGGCCACAGACAAAATATCTTTATCCGTCAGCGTGTCATCAGCGATAACTAATCCGTACCAACCGCTGGACACCGCTCCCAATGTTGCCACCGCCTCAGCAATGGTTTCTGCTTTGGCCGGCTCGATAGCCGTAGCGCCAGCGACTTGATCCAGTTTTAACAGGTCACCGATATAAGTCCCTGCACTGGCTGATGAAACATAACCCACCGTACCCGATGTCTGTAACGTCACAACAAACCGTGATGTATCCCACGTCACTGTGCAATCTTTCAGCTTTTCCGCTATCCGCTGGGCAACACCATTCAGATTCGTCTCTTTACTCAAATCAATGCTGCTGTATACCGCTTCTTTACCGTTAATCGTTAACTTAAAAGATCCATCTGTGATAGCCGTAAAGTTGCTGATGGCTTGCTGTTGCTTCGTCAGTATCGCGCCCCTTAAGACAGCGAGCGCCTGATCTTTTACCCATCGGCCAATATACAGATCAACCGGGCGCGGTGACTGGGAATAATAAAGTGCCGCAGCCTGGTACTCTGGTGTATCCAGCCCAAAATCAGCCCCGACGCCATCAATATCGGCATACAAGCGTAACCGCTCGTGAGTATCAATCACCGTACTGGCCCCCGCGATCAGCAAGGAACCAAAGTTTCGCGATTGCGCGGCGCGCGGGGCCATGTTTATCGTGACATTGACGATATTTGAAACAGGTAAACCCTGCATAATTTAATCTCCAAAGAATTTAACCGGCGCTTCCACCAGCGATTTAACACCGTATTCACGCACGACTTTCCGCCGCAGGGTGATCGTCATGTCATAACGACGCACCCATTGATTGTTGATGAGTTCAGGCGCAGCAAAAATACAGCCGTAGTGGCTCAGTGATAGACCGAAACGCCCTAATTCGTCGTTGTTCTGACTGAGTGTGATCCCATCCCGGAATTGCGTGCAATGGTGCTGCCCTGCCGGGCCATAAAATGAAATCAGGCATTCAATTTTCTCATGCCGCCATAATTCGGTACTTTCATCCGTCTGATTAACGAAAGCGGGTGTATCATCGGAAACCATCGACAAGATCCCGAACGCGCACCAGTCAGTACTATTACTGGGAAAGACGCGCGTTTCATCGTTCGGTTGCCATTTCGGAAACATCATTTTCCCCGGCAAGCCACTAACCGAGCTTATCCAGCGCGATAACTTTCGTTCTACTTCACGATCATAGTCCGGGGCGGACAAAGGTGTAAGCCAGCCGGGTTGGGTGCTATCACTCAATGGGTATCCCTCCATCAAATGGTAATAGCTCACAATGGGCTTGAACAAAACCCGCACCGTAGGCCGTATAGGGATCAACCGATTTAACCAGATAATCCCGGTTTTGATATGTCACCACATCGCCCGTTTTATCCGTTTCCCCGGATATCAGCCGTTCTGTGGTGATGATCAGGATATTACCGCTGACGACTTGCCCGGACATTCTTATCTGGGCCTCAAGAGAACTATCAACGGTCACTACCCCGGCAAAACCTTTTGTCGTTTTTTCAGAAGTCGCGAACCCATCATCATCTACCATGACCTTACGCCGGGTATATTTCAGTGTCGTATCGCAAAAATCGGGATCAAATAAAATATCAGTCACATCAAGAAGTGGCATTTTTATCCCTCACAACATAGTTGATAGAGCGCAACAGATAGCCGTGGGCGTACAGCGGCTTATCGCCGGGGATACCCTGATCACGTCGATTCTGAATGGTCTTTTCTGATAAGGGGTGAAGCCTGTCGCCGTCACCGATGACTTTCTTGGCAGCATCGCGAGCAATTTGTCCTGCTTTTTCCAGTTCACGGATAGCGGCATCTTGCTTACCCTCCAACGCCAGCTCTGCCGCGGCTTTCAGGTGTGCCGTGGTGACCTCACGTGAATCCTCTATTCCTACATCAAGGAAAGGGCGCGGCGGAAGTGTGACCGTTTGTCCGTTAAGCTCTACCTCGGCCCCAGTAGACTGTAGATAGCCAATTTCCGCATTGTTCAGGGTTTCCCCCTCCTCCCGCGTAGCATTTTTGGCGGGAATGCCCACCAGCACGTCCATCCCAGACAGCTTTTTCAGGGATTCCAGTATGGCCGCCGCATTGTCCGCCCTGACCGTCAGACCACTTTTCATAGCAGTTGCCTCCCACCCGCACCGAACATGGACCACCACCAAAAGAACTCCCTCCCGTTTGCCGTGTTATTCCAGAATCCGGCATCGGGATTGATAATCCCTGATGTGTCGTAACTCATTGAAACTTTGTCTACGGATTTTGACGTTAACACACCGCCGCCCGAGGTGTTTACGCTGCCACTGATAGCCGCACCCGCGATAGCTTTCCCCCTCAATTCAACGTAATGTGCAGTGAACAGCTCACAGAGATAGACGAACTGGTCACCATGCACATTCTGATCGAGTAGCTTATCCGCCTGGCTGAGATAGAAATTGACTGCGGCGTCGGGATAATGGGTTTTGTCTGAAAACTCAGGGAAGTCGGTGCGGAATTGATCAACTGTCGGCAGAAGACTGTTTTTTACCATTGCCAGCCCTCCCCTTTTTGTCGTCCTGCTCCTGTTGCTCCACAGGACCGTCTAACGCCTGTGCGTAGAAAGGGAAAGCCCAGTGTTCTGCAACCTCATTTGGGTATTCGTGGATACCGGGATCCAGCGTGATTGCACGTCCGTCCTCAAAACACAGGGTAGCTTTACCTGAAACGAGATATTTCATTTTCACCTCTGAATAAGGGTGGGGATCTCCCACCGTCCTTTTTATCACTGAACAGGAACATCCAAGTAAGCAATGGTATTCGCGTATGGCGTTTCAACTTGCCCCAAACGACCGTAATATGTGGTCAGTTGCCACAAGCTGCGATACTCCAGAGGCGTGTTCAGCAGGGGTACCAGCGGGAAGCGAATATATCGCTCTTCTTGTGTATAAGCGACCATCCTGTGCGCACCACGAGCACCGCGCTTAGAAGCCCATTTCATAGACACGATTTCCAGCGGTTCGCCGTTCTCCTGGAATGCAACACAGTTGATTTTCACGTATTCCAGTACGGAAATATTCCCGGCAGAAGAGACTTTCTTGCTTGAAAGCAACCCAAACAACTCCGGAGCCAAACCCACTTTTCCTGGGCAAATCGCGTAGCCAGAAGATACCCAGGCATCCGTCAGCAGAACATTAAAATCCTGAACGATAACATCTGGATCGGTCTTGGCCGTCCACGGAGCCGGGGCAGCACGCGGGATAACCTGGGGGATATTCAGTAACCCGTACATCCCTTTTTCCGCATCGCCGATGTATACCTGTTCATCAACGTCCATGTTGTATTTTAGCTTCATTGCGTCATACTTCTGGGTGTCAATCGGGCGCCCCACTTTCATAGCAGAAGCCAACTCGGTTACGGTATAACCAACCTCCATCCCCCATAACTCCAGTGACTGCGCTGTACGTTCAATATTTAGGCTGGGTCCCGGGTTAGCTGTTGAGGTTGTGCTGATCCAGTTCTTACCATTCGTGTTTGAACCCCCCGCCGCCGCAAGTGAGGTATTCGTGTAGGAAGACACTTCATCTGCAATAGAAACATCAGTACGAAGCGGCATATCACGTGACCACTTGGTTGACACCAGCGGCATGTTCAGTGTCTGGTCCCTGCGTTCCAGTTCACCGATAAGAAACACGCCGGTGGAATCTCTGGTGGCTTTATCAATAGTAAACATAGCGTTCCTTAAATGTTATATGCAATTTCGATATGGCCTGCTGCATCACCTGGCCCCATCACTTCGGCACCCGGCAATGCAGGTGTATTTTTTGCTGTGGCATCCTGTGTCAGCACAAATGACCCTAACGGGCTATCGGCTGTCGCCCCGGCGACACGCACATAAACCGGATTGCCTTTACCGGCACTAACAGCGGAGGCACCCACCGACACGCAGATATAGCCCCGTTTCAGATTGTCAGCGGCGGACCCGACTTTAATACCGAGATAAGCCAGATCGGCCTGTGACTGAATAGGATAAGGACGAACGAGAATACCTTTCACTTTGTCCACCGTATCGCCATCCTCAAGCGGTACAAATTTTCCATCCGAATATTTCCCCGCCAGCCCATATCCGCTGAACAATTTCTTGGGATCGAAGGTTTCCGGCTGAATAGTCAGGTCACGGGGACGCGTTACTGCACCCGGAATGCCTAGCGGCATCCGGTCAAGATAAGAAATTCCACCCATTGTATTTACCTTATTTGTTACGTTTCCAGATATTAGCGTACAACTCATTCAGTTGTGCCGGTGTAGCGTGCTTTGATCCCGCGGTTACGCTGGCAGCATCAGCAGTTGGAAAAGCGGCAGGGCTGAGTCGATTCTTTTGCCGGTTGATTTCTACCGCAGCGTTAAACACAGCATCAACGGTTGCTTTTGGTGCTTTCGAAAAATCACCGATACCAAATGATTTCAGGCTGTCACCCGTGCGCATTGCATGATTGAGTACTTGTCTTTTGAGTGACTTATCCCCTGTAGGCTTAAAGCCCGGACAGATAATTTCCGCGTCAGCAATGATATTGCGACGGTAGGCAGCATCACCCGTCACTTTCGCGTCTTCCTCTTCGTCATCAGGGTTACTGTCCGCCGTTTTTCCCTCTAACGTATCTAAACGCGTTGATATTGAGTCCATGAATTTTTGAGCCCATTCTGGTACTGCGTTATCCTCTGTTTTGTTTCCAGGGTTATTGGGGGTGTCGGGTTTGTCATCAATCGTGGTGCGCTCCGCAGGCGGTAATGCGGTTGCCTGAGAAGGTACATTGATGTGGATTGTTGCGCCCGGAATAGAGGTCATTCCGTCAGAGGGAAGTTCAGGCGCCTCATCGATGAGTTTCGCTAGCGCGTTGTCGTCTCTTGTTTTAACGGCTGTCGCCAAATTTTTAAGCCATGACATAACCGGCTTCTCCTTCTTAAATTTGAATTTTGGGGCTGAGTCCCCGATTGCACAGCGAGAACCCGCCCGGCCATCCTCAACGATAGCTAAGTGGTTTCCTGTGATTTGGTATTGCTTGCCCTTACCGGGCGCTATCTGCTTGTATTGCGTATCGTAGCCGCAACTGACATCGGTCATTCCAGCATTCACTGCATCAATAGCCTCTTTGCGCTTGATGAGCATGTCAGCCACCAGCAAATCCGACTTATCGCCAGTGCCACGCCGGACGTTTTGGATGTGCCCGTGAGCCAGTTCTGAGAAGTTGGACGGATTGACAAAAACAATGTTGCCTTCTTCATCTTCCGGGTGATCGAGCGTAACGGCCACCCCTTCAAAACTTGCCATTGTTTCCGGTGAAAAAACCTCATCCTCAGTCCGGTATACTGTGACAAGCCCACTAGCATCGGGCTGTAAGTCAACTTCTTCAGGCAAATAGGTTTGCGTACCCGTGCGGGCTATTGGTACGTCTTTACACAACAACGAGCCATCGGCTTGTAGATAGCGTGTTTCACCAAGCTTCGTCGTAAAAAAATATTTCATGGGTTACCTGCTTTCAGGTATTAAAAAAGCCGCTATTTGCGACCTGTTATTCTCTCGGTGGGGGTATATGAACTTCCAGCCAACATTTACAATTAGGTAGACATCCTGCGTGCCCTGTCATCCCATCAAGTGTGGGCGGATCTTCCCAGCGCACAAATTTATCTTTCATCTTCCTGTGTGAGGGTCGCGTGCCTGCGCCTTCAATACGCCACCAATAACCTTCTGAGCCGACTGATAACGCGCGAGCCTGTGTAAGGGCCATTGTCGCGCGGCCAATTTCAGTCCGTGCTATCATCCTTGCCCGACTCGCGGCCACATTCCCGGATTCAATAATCATCTGATAGAGTTCGTCCGGTCGCTCACCGTTGATAACGGCCTGAATCGCGCGGTCTTGAATTTCCCGTACACGTTCAGCAGCTTCAAGCGGTAGTGACTTCATCAGTTGGATTTGTCGATAAACAATATCTTGAGCTACTTGTCCAACCGGGGTGTTTCCAACCACATCCCGTAAGCCTGCCGAAATCTCTTGCGACATGGAACGCCACTGGCGCCATTCTTCACCCTCCACTTGAAGGAACATTTTATGTGCAACGGATGCAATCCAATCATCAATAACATACGAGTAATCGATAAGATGACCAGAGATGGCATCAGCGCTAGCCTGAGAACCATCGTAAGAGCCAGTGATGATTTGATTTATTTGGCTGACTATCGCCTGTAGGCTTTTGCGATACTGGATTTCCGAACGTCGGCGGAGGGCCGGTTTCAGATTCAGACTCCTCCCAGATCGCTTTTGCGCTTTCAATGTCTTCATCTGTGATTGAACCCCCAATGCCGATCACATCCGCCATGTTGCGTAAGTCCGTCATTGCTGCATGCACTGGCAGAATTTGCCGATCTACTAATGTGCCAATTGCAGACGCTACATTGTTCGCCATCGTTGCTCTGTCTGTGTCCGACATTTCCCATAATTTATTAAACTCAAACGTAAAATCGGTAGGCAATGGCGAACCAAATAGCGACCGATGTGAGATATCCAGCAGCCATCTCAACGGACGGCGGAGACGTCTTTCTTGAAGCGTGTTAACCCGGCTATAGTAGTTCTCCAAGTCACCATCACCCGTACTGAAACCCGATGGAGACTGACCAAACAAACGCACAAGGGGTATTCCCGTTGCTCCAGAGACTTGTTCAGCAAAACGCAGGATGACATCTGCAATACCGGCGAACGAATAGCTATGCGTCTGGAAAGTGTCCAGTGCGTCCATTAACGTCATGCCTTCGATGGTCTGGAATTCGCGGATCATATCCATATGCTTCATCAGTGCGGCATATGCGGGACTTCTCTCGCCTAATGCGAGAATTTGTCTTAATCCGTCAATGCTATACGTCCGCAAGTGCGCTTTGTGAATGAGTTGAGTCGTACCTACAGTTGCAGTATCGAACGCCTGGACGCGCTCGAAAATACGCTCAACAACCGACATCCCCCAGCCGTTTTCTGTTTGAGCCTGTTGGAATGGTAGCGTGTCGCCTTCCATTCGAATGACGCGGGAATGGTGAATCTTCCAGGGTGGAATTCCCTGTTGATTGATCACCACGTTATAGAACTTGGGTTTCCCGAAGTGCGGGCCGTACTCTTTTACTAAGTCACTGTCTGTTGGTTTGACCATCCACCGGTCAAGACATAGCGTGCCCTTGAACTGCCCCTCACCAATCGTCTCAAGATTGAGAGGCGTTGACATGTCCTGACCGTCGATCAACACCACCAGCAACGCCCCTCCGTATAAACGAGACCATTTCAATGTGTTGTTTAACTCATCCCACAGTCCAATATCCTCCCAGAGCGTTTCGAGCTGACCTTTTGCGTCTGGCTTCATCCGTGAGCTGATAGTAATTCCCTTACGCGTCATATCGTCAGCCATCGCATCGACACCAGCGCCAATTAAGAAAGAGCTGCGATAACCAAACTCAATCTGAGCTCTGTTGCGGGATATGTAACCGGGTATGTAGGTACCGCCTGTCTGAATGTTCGATGTATACCCACCGAGTTTTGCGGTAAAGTTGTTGTACCCGTCAGCAGTCCTAACGGGCTTTTTCGCGCCGTCACGGCGATTTTTACAGGCCATTATTGCCTCCCTAAGGTTTCCCATATACCTAAATCGCCAAATTTCATATCAGAAATGGCATCCATCATCGGATCTAACTGGTCATCGTGCGTGTTGAAATCGGGAGTGATAGATTCCATTTCAGTGAGAAAATCATTTATCCATTCCGCTTCTGCCGGGAGATAGATGTATCCAGACTCGATATAACCTTGGACATCCATCAATCGTGTAAACTTGTCTTTATCCCGCTGGATGGGGATTACGGGGCATAGAGCCTCTGTTTGGATTTCCTGGATCAGTCCAGTGCCAGAAGCTTTATCTTCAATCTTCATCGAAATCAAAGAACCGCAATCTTTTCTCGCCTTACATTTCGCCCAAAAAGCGACTGCACGACGTTTAAGCTCTTTCGATTCCCACTTGCCACGGATGAGATCAATCAGGTACATCTTGCCATCTTCACCCAAGCCCCATAGTTCAAAAACAGAGAAGTCATTGGCTTCTTTGATTTTTTGAGCTGTATCGCCATAGACCGTACTCCAACGTATCGGGGGTAAGACTGCGTACTCTTTAAACCACTCGGATTTGATTAAGCCACCGCCTTTTGCTGTAGGGCGTTGCTGATATAAGGCATTCCAGACAAGTGAACCCCGTTGTTTGCATTTATCGACGAAATCCTGTGGCATGCGTTCAGGGAACAGGATTTCACCCGGCTTTCTCAAATTGTACGTTTTGCCGTTCAGCTCGTGGATCTCTTCTTTTTCGGCTTCCATCGGAAAGCTGACCACGCGCCACGACTCGCCGCCTTCTTCAGCCAGTTTAAGAAGTTGCCCCGCCAAGTCATTCTGATGCCAGCGAGTCAAGATAATCACGATGCCGTTTAATTTCGGGTCAGCACGAGTAAAAAAGGTCGTGTCATACCAGTCCATTACCGATTCTTGATAAACCGGTGACGAGGCCGTTTTGTAGTCCTTTGCAGGATCATCAATGATACCGATATTCATCCCTTGCCCGGTGATACCACCGTTTACACCCGCAGCACGATAAGAACCACCCTGCAATTGACCTTTAGCGTCCAGTACTTCCCACAACTCGGCTGTACGAATGGCACCGCCAGCCAGTGTCCTGATATTTGTTCCATTGAGCCGAGTGTTCGGAAACACGTCTTGATATTTTTCTGTATCGATAATGCGCTGCGTGTCGCGTGACATGCGATTAGCCAGATCTGACGAATACGAACACGAAATAATGTGCCAATTTGGATGCTTACCCAGCGCGTAAGCTGGCAGTCTTCTTGATGCTAATTCACTTTTTCCCGAACGCGGCGGGGCAAATATCATCAGCCTCGGCATCTTGCCGTTCTCAACATCCCTCAGAAACTGATCGAGTTCTAAACATAACAACTCATTGAACCAACCGGTTTCATAGCGCGAATTGGTATAGAGCGTGAAATCCATCAGAGATGTGCAAGCTTTCTCTATAGCCCTGCGTCGGTATGCATCAAGAGTCTGTAAGTTTCTCATTGAGCTGACTTGAGCGACGGCCATAGCCCATCTCCTTTAATCTCTCTTCAAGTTGCTCATCAGTTAAATCAATTTGTACCGGACCACCCTCCGCACCTGTTATTTCAGTCTTAACGTTTTCTTTAAAGGCTTGAACGTTTACATGTTTACCCAGTAACTCCAGGTTCTTCACTTTATCCGGCCATTTGATTTTTTTCATAATACCGACTAAATCGCGGTCCTCTCCCCGTCCTTCAAACATCTCAGAAAGGTCAAATCCGCTTAGATAGCGACGCCATACGCCAGGCCATTTAGAAATGGGTTTAAGACTCATGTCTTCATGTAGGATGTCCGCTACGTCCATCTTGTCGATTTCTACAAGCCGCAAAAGCACATAACTGGCATCAATCCCTAATTGGTTGATACGCTCTTGTTTCAACTCATAAATAAGCGCTTGAACCAGGGGATTTTGAAGCAGCTTATAACCCATTTCTGTTGCGCGTTTTGAAGAATACCCGGCGCGGATCGCCGCTTGCGTAGCATTAAGATCGACAAGATACTCGTAGCAAAACATCTTTTGCTTTGCTGTAAGTTTCTTAGTCATTTATTTTTCCTTCGAATATAAAAAAGCCCCGGATTAACCGAGGCTCTTACTGGCACTGAGTCTTAATGTAGTCCTGCAAGCCTAATACCTGCTGATTGATTACCGCTATTCGCTCTCTGAGGGTCCAATAATGCCTGATAGCGGTGTCGTCAGGTCGGGCGGTGGCTGCATTAGCCACGCCGGAGGAGGAACCGGCTTCGCTTTGATTACAGCTTGCCGCGATACGCAACCGGCGACGACCAGCGGCAACATCACCACGAAGAGCATCAATTTCAGATTTGGCATTGGCAAGTTCCTTTGTGTGTTTCACATCCAATTCGTTCAACATGGTAATGTGTGAGTTCTGATAGTCGATAGTGTCAGTCAGTTGCTGAATGTCTTCTTGCTGCTGCTTTGTAACATGCCGTTCTCTCTGTAACTCAGAGTGATAGTAATAAGCTGTCAGTGAAATAATGATTAATACGAGTATCGTGTAGTAATGAGCGTTGAATTTCATACCTGTCTGTTCGCAATGTATACCGCTGTTGAAAACCCGCGCGGCGTTGCGCTCCTGAAATTAGCCCGCTCTTTACCTTTACCTGGGGGAGCTTTGTGAATTCTGTCGTCTGGTTCACCTAATCTTAAAGTCATGCGAGGTTCTGGCATTACGAATCCGTTTCCCGCCCATAAACATGTTTTCTTTGTGTAATTATCATTCTTTTCATATTCATTAAAATAATAAGGATGAAATGTATAATCAGGCTTACCAAATATGCTACTGAAAACGCTCACCGGATTTTCGAAGAACCACGGAACGTTCAGCATATTTCCAATGTTTTTGCATTGTTCTGCAACAAGTGCGGCCTTGATTTGAAATGCCGGGTCTTTTTCACGTTTATCTTTGAACCACCTGGCTCCACTGACAGCTACGTCAGTACAGGGAGGAAATCCGGCAACAAATACGGGGTTTTTCACATTGCGAATAGCATGCCATGATTCAGCAGAATCAATAACATTAGCTACTTTTGTTACTGTTCCACCAGCTGTGTGATTTTCTGTCGATGATTTATTGTGCTGCGGGTCTATTAATAATGCACTGTATCCGTCATTCAGCCAGGGCTCTGCAAATATTCCGGTGATATCACACAGACATATTATTGTTCCTTTTGTCATACGCTGTCCCTACAAAAGTGAAAAGGCCTTATCAATGACCGCGTTGTTATAGGACTGACTACCATTCTCGACGGTAATAATCGCCTTAATCAGTTTTGTCATAAATGCCTGATTAAACACATCAACAACCTGGTCGCAGGTAACATCGGTGTCTTTACACACACGATTAACATAACCCTCGGTATTATTTTCTATCTTTGGTGCCCATCGTGAAATAATGCCGCTGACAGTGTTAATGCCGTATTTCCTGTTATAATTCCGAATGACCTTTATCATTGCCCGAATACCATATTCAGGACCGACAAACTGACAAAAAGATTTATCGGTACGCTGTGATTCCGGTACCAAACCTTGCCAGTTATCACCCCAACGGATATTGCCGGGATTATTGTTTCGTATGCCTCTACTCATATTCATTCTTTTATCCCCGCTTTACGGTTTAAAGTCCCACGCATTAGCTGACCAAAGAAATCAGTTCCCAAATAACCAATAATCACACTGCCGATGTAAGCCAAATCTATGCTCAGATTTAAGAAGACCAACAAATCACGAATGAACCACGCGATAAGTGCACACATCAGCGCATCAATAATCGTCTTCCAGAACTTACCCCCGTTGTATCGACCCCTAAGGTAAGCCATTAAACCGGCCAGTGCTGCACCGATACCCTGTTCTTTGACTGACAGCAGCCACAACCATAGCTGCATCCATATATCAGGCTGCTTGTCCATGAGTTTCATACCCGTTGGGGATTAAGATCCCGTTCAACGGGTATGAAAAGAAAAAGGCCACACCGAAGTGTGACCTGTGAAGGGTTTTTAAGAGTTGATTAAACATTAGCGCACAGACACTGAGCCAGCCAGAATAGCCATAAGCTTTTCATACCAAGTTAGCTGAATATCAGTTGGCCTACCTAAAATCTGGCTGGCTTGTAACATTGCCGGATAAACTAATGAGGCCCAAGGTCTGTTGTCATTATCTTGAATATCCACAAGCCTATTTAACAATTCTTCATCTGAGATGATCAGATGTGAAGTGTTATAGAGCATCAAATAGCGTGCTGCTTGCTTATTAGCGCGTTCGGATGTGACTTCGAATGAAAACATGATTTGCATTGTCGCAATGGCAATAATTAACAATCCTGCAAATACCGTATAATAACCCCCGATAACAGCGATGGTTGAACCGAGCAGTATCAGCAAGAAAGAGGATGCCCAATTAATCTTATCGGTAATAACACTCAACATTTTCTCTAAGCAATATGAATAGTAAATCTGATATAGCATGTCTTCTCTGCTCATGTATCCTCACTTAGCTAAAACAAAAAGGCCACGCAATGCGCAGCCTGGGAAGAAGATAATTGATCGCTTTTAGAGACTTTTTAACATAATGACTCTTAAGTGCACCCGCGTTTTTAGGTTCAGACAAAAAACAGGGTCAAAGCCTTAAAAGTTTATGTTTTCTCACCACTATTTACGTGTTTATGCATATAACATTTTTGTAACAAATTGCCACTATTGGGGTTCAAGCAAATCGTTAAGCTTAAGCCCCATTTCGGCGTGTTATCTCTGAAACAAAAAAAGGCCCCTGAATTAGGAGCCTTTTTCTATGGTCGTAAAAACCGCATTTTGGTCATAATAGCATACTTTTTGCGGGCCGCACTACTATTTTAAATTATCTGCTGTTGCTACTTCGTGGTCCATCTCAAGTTCGATATCCAGCATGACCAAACAACCTTCCACAAAGCCCTCCGCGACTTGCATCCTACGACGGACTTCTCTCTCGGAGGTTTTTGTACGTCTCGCTATCTCCCGCTTGGGCAAACCTGAGATGTAATACATCTTGACCATCTTCAACTCATCGGGCTTCTTTACCGCGTGCAGGCGGCTCACACAAATGTCAATGACCAAGCCGTCAGCGTCACAACATGAAAGGCGCTGTGAGCGGTTAAACGGAACCAGCCCTTTGAAACCCGCAGCAATGGGCGAAAAATCTACGCCGCTGCTGTCATCCGCAGCCCATCCGCCCCACCGTTCTAAGACTTGTTGAATGTTTCTACGCATCGTTTTTGTACCTGTATTTTTATGTACCCAAAAAATATTTTGTGGATGAATTCGCTCTTACGGGCATGGGTTTATAAAAAGTGAATTCCATATTTAATGTTGAATCTGCAAAAAACTTCCTGTTTGGTGAACCTGCAAATTTTTACGTGTTTAATGTGTACCAACCTGTACCAACCTGAACCATCTCTTTTCTAACCTTTCCTATAAGTCCCTTATATATATAATGGGGTTTCTAGCAATTAGGTTGGTACGGTTGGTACGGTTGGTACTTTACTTTGAAAACAATTAGTTAAAATGTACCAACCTACGCTCTGGGGTTGGTACAGGTTGCTACACCGGTTCAAAAATGCGCACCATTTTTCCATTAATACGGCGTTGAACACGCTTAAAACCGCAATTTTGCAAAACACTGCTAATTCGCATTTCTTCACGTTTACCGATATTGCGAGAATCAAGGTTTAAAGCTTCTCTTAGCACGTCGCTAGCACGTAAAAATTTACGTGTTCGCGGAATATCACCTGTTAAGATATCGGATTCATCTAACCAGCGTTCAACGGTTTCCAGCCATACATCCTTAATCATGTATTGATCATGTACTAAGGTAGCGAGCCGTTCAGCGTCGTGGAACTGGATACCGCCGAACTGTTTAACTACTTCTCTGGCTTCTACCCATAACTGCATACAGTCATTTTTAATGGCGGGTACATTTACCTGACCGACTTCGACCGGCAACCACCTACGATTACCTGTTTTATCTGATAAAAATTCATCGGAGTTAGTGGTTCCGATGAACACCAGGCGCCGGGGGAACTGGGTGGCAAATTCCCGGTATTTGGGTATCCAGTTCTCATGAGTACGGGTAACAAAAGCCTTTATTGATTCCTGCTCTTTAGTATTCAGGCCACGCAACTCACCGATTTCGGCTACCAGCCGCCCGCGCATTTTCCGTGCCAGGTCATCGTCTTTCTCAGCAAAAGAGATTTCAGTAAAGAAAGCCGGGTCCGGAGATAAGGCAGCAACGCCGGTTGACTTACCACAACCTTGCGCCCCTACGAGAATAGGCACCATATCCGCTTTGCAACCGGGGGTTAATATCCTACCTGCTAACGCCGTCCACATATAAGAAGAAACAGCACGCGTGTACGGTGTGTCCTCGGCGCCAAAGTGTGTATGATAAAAGCGTTCAATACGGGGTATACCATCCCATACCAGACTCTTCAGCCATTGAATGGCGGAATCAAACGGTTGTTCATCCGCAGCTAACAGCACGACATCCCGGATCAGTTCACGACCGATAGGTTTAAAACCCTTGCGCTCCATTGCAATACGCAAGCGAGAATAATCAGCATCCGTAAACGTCTGCCATTGATCTGAACCGGTTGATGCGAACATGATTTCATCCCTGAATTGGTCAAACCGAATTTCAATATCCACGAAATCGGGTCGCATAACCGCTTTAGCGACGTTATCGATAGTTGCTTCTATCTGACCGAACTTATCACGCTTAAACGCGGGTAAAGGCGCAGGTTCATTTTGTTTTGTAGGAATAACATCAAAGTCACTTTCATTTGACTGAACATAACCACGTTCTGTTGCGGGGTTTTTCCAGCCAGCTTTTTGCGCCAGTGCAAAAATTGAGGTGAACTCGGTACGTTCCGCGCGTAGTGCGTCTGAGTCCCACTTGGCGGCGGCAGAATCGAGATCAGAGTTAACGGCTGTTGCTGACCATTCAAGCCACAAATCGCGCACCTGGTCTTCGTACTCTGTAAATTTGAACCAAGCTAACCTGTTACCCATATCGACCCAAGTCGGGTAGCTTTCAGCATGGGTAAGTATAGAGGGATGCCATAGCGCGCTACGCAGGTCAGTAAAAACATATTCATTAAGTTGATGTAATTTGACATCTCTATCAAAGCTATCCAGATCCATAGGTTGAATAACATGATTTTCGTCATGCGGTACGGATGCCAGTAAAGCATCGACATCAACGGGCACGCCCTGAAATGTCACATTTTCCGCTCGTTCATCAGGCAGAAACAAGATTTGTGAGGGTTGGTAAACGCGATTGTCCCATTTAATCGGTGCATCACAGATCAAATCATAGCCATCCATGATCAAGGCTTCAAAAGCGCTACCAACACGCCGCAGCTCCTCCGGCAAAACAGTACGAGAGGTGGCTAGTACAATCCGCCAGCGCTGTTTGCTAGCCGCCGAAGGATGTAAATGACTGGCCGTTGTGTAAGCAAAACCGCGAAAACTATTTAGAAAAGCTTTGACGGTTTCCCATCCTTCCGCCGTAGTACCGTCTAAGTCGAGAGAAAGGTAACAACATTCAGCAACGTTTGTCGCAACTCGGCCAAGAGCGCTATCTTTTGGGTAGCGCCAGATATACGGTAAGCGTTTCTTTTTCTTACCCAGTATTAATTTATCGTCGTTATCCTTAACACCAATAGCGGTTTTATCCGTCAAAATTGTACGTTCAAACGTATCAAAATCGGGTACGGATAGCGGAACGGGATGTACATCAATCGCATTTTGGCCGCGTGAGTAGCGTATCTGCATACCTTTACGCCTCGTTGTGATTTAACAGATGCTTTTTATTTTTTAGTAATTTTTCTATCTGTAATGCTCTTAATTCAGGGATATCCTCTCCCCACTGTGAAACTGCTCCTTTTGAGACTTTTAGCAAACGTGCCAACTTAGCTTTGCTACCCGCCAGCGCTATAGCGTCTATTTTCTTCATCACGGCTTCCTTGGAAATAGTTTAACTAACCTCAAGGTTAAGAAAACTAAACGAACAAGTCAAGACAACATTACAGCAGTTGAGTTAAGCTATCTAAACTAATTAAGAGGCAATGACATGAAAAATGAACGAATACGTCAGTCAAGACTGAAACAAAAAATTACGCAGGAAGCCCTAGGAAAGCGAATCGGCGTAACAAAAGCGACAATCTCACAATGGGAATCTGGTGTAACTGCACCCAATGGCAAAAATCTCGTTAATCTCGCTAAAGAATTGAGCGTGACCGTAAATTATTTACTGGATGGTGTGAATACCGATGCAAATCATTCTCCGGAAATCACTGCGAATGCAAGCACAATCGCCGCATTTGATTACGGGAGTGACGAGGAAACACCACTCAGTGAGGATGAAATAGAAATGCCATTTTTCAAAGAGATATCGTTATCAACTGGGAAAGAAAGCGTTGTTGAACTTGATCACCGAGGAAACAAATTACGATTTGCTCGTTCTGCGCTTCTCAAAGCAGGCATTAATCCCGAACATGCAGCATGTGTATATATCACTGGTGACAGCATGGAACCAGTATTACCGGATGGCGCGGTTGTAGGTATTGACACTACAAACACAGTTATCAAAGACGGTAACATGTATGCTATAGAACATAGCGGTATGCTTCGTGTGAAAATTTTATATCGTGTTCCAGGTGGGATACGTATTCGTTCATATAATCGTCGTGATTATGCAGATGATGAATGCATAGGTGAAAAAGCAAACGAAATACGGATCATAGGTAGAGTGTTTTGGTATACGGTTACCCTCTAATTCCTTCCAACTAAATAAGCCCGTTTATATAGCGGGCTTTTCTTTATCTCAAGAAAATAAATTTATTTATCTTAACTTTTTTCTTGACAATCCACGTTTAGATTGCTTAACTTTAATGACCAAGTTAAGAATACTTATCTTAACAACCTGACAAGCAACACCGCTCTTTAACAATTTGGACCGCACAACAGGCATACCGAATTGCTTCATAGCTGAAAAGCGCTGGACAAGGGATGAAGGCAAACGGGTTCGCGTGGCGATCAAGGCTCGTAGAAATGATGGCATCGGTATAGCTGATAAGTTGTGCAAATTTCAACCCGAGGAGAAACCTATCATGAAGTAACAAAGCGGATAGACCGCGAAGCGTGTTTATAAAGTGCCCTGCGGGGTGCTTTAGTAAATCCACTAAGCAACAACCCGGTTAGATTTTAATTAAAGTTAGGAGTTAAAAATGTACGAAGTTGAAATTATATATCTCTCAATTAACAGTCAAGCGACAACGCTTTGGGTTAAAGCTGATAACGACGATGAAGCAAAATACGAAGTCGAACTATTGCGAGATATATTTGATGATGCCAATGTTGAATTCAGATTGACGGGGGTGAAAAAATAATTTCGCCACATCAGGAAACAACGGGGAATTATCGGCAAGGATGCTAATTATTAATTACAGAGAGGGTTAAGAAATGAAAATTACAAAAACTACAATCAACTTCGCAGCAAAAAGAAATATCGAAATCAACACTTTTACTGATGAACAAGACGGAGATGTAGTATGGTTCTCTGAAATAAACGAAGACGGTGAAACAGAAGCTGAACCTATGTTCATCATGTACAACAATGAAAACGACTTAACTTGGAAGGGAAACATCTATCTGGATAAGAGTGTTAAAGAAGAATTGCCAGCTACAATAAACTCTGAAAAGCATCTTAAAGAAGTTATCGTTTTCTTAAGCCAAAATATCTAATATCAATATCAGCGGAAAGGATAGCCGCGAAGAAACTCGGTGAACTTTATACTGACATCTTCGAAGCCTATTCAAAATTATTTTTTGAGCGTCAAATCAATATGTGTGAACTTGCAATTACGGATATGTCAAAAGGCTCAAATATAGCGCCAATAGCTGTTCTAAAGCATATGCAAGATAAAAGTAAATTTAGTGATTAAGAGGTATATCATGTCAAATCAATACAAAACAGCAAATTATATCACCCGCGTTGTTGCTGATGGTATGGCACAAATCAACTGTGGATTATCAATTAAACATGTTAAAGAATCTTATCTACGTCATCAACTTGTTATTTCTGTTAAATGTTATGATGTTGATGCTTGCTATGATGTATTCAATCGTCTTGATGCTTGCCGCGAGAAAGAAGAGTTTTTAAAAGTTGCTAAAGAAATTTTCTCAACTCAGAGGAAAATTATAGATACTTATCCCGCTAAGATTCATCTTAAAGAAATGTACGATAAAATCAATAATAGGTATATGTGATTAGTGTTATTTAGTTATATTAACAAGAGTGAATATTATGAAAATATCAGAACTAATTAAACTATTAAAAGAACGTTTGGGAGATGAATGGGATAGTTTTGAAGAGATAACTTACGGTACTTTTTATGATTTAATCGAATGATTACTTCGCCACACTGGGAAAAATAGGGAGTTACTGACAGGGAAGCCAGTCTTTAACGAGGACAATTAATGAGTAAATTAAATAAAACAGAAATAGAATGGCTTGATAAATTGCAACTAATACTAAATCTATGCCCGTCAGAAAGACTAGGTTTTTACACGATTGGAGGAGGAGAATTATTTGTTTATGATTTATCGAAATTAGGCGTGATAGAAGAAATTCAATATAAAACCGGGAAAGACTATCCGGTTTGCATTGAAAGAGCTGGAGCCGATTTTAACTATTTTTTGAATTTTCCTGCTCGGGTTGACGGTGTAGCCGGTTGATTAAATACAATTAATAAAGTGAGGATTAAACAATGTCAGACAATAAAAGACACGTGCACGCTGATTCAATGCTTGAATATGCGATTGATGCTTCGAAAACTGATAAGCCTTGGAAATTGTGGGAACAAAAACCAAATGATTTTACTGCGCCGTGGATAGATTGCCGCGGACACCCGTTGTGGCAGCTAAATATGCAATATCGCCGCAAGCCCGAAATGATCACTGTCGGCAACGTCAGTTTTCCGAAGCCTGTTGATTATAAATTAGAAATAGGCACAGAATATTGGTATGTGGGAATGGATGAAGTTTCCAAAACCATTTGGAATGGTTTTATCTCTGATCTGCGAAAATTAGAGCGCGGCAGGATTCATTTAGCTAAAGAAGCCGTTCAACAACATTTTGATGCGTTAATTAAGATAAACAAGGGTGAGTTTTAAATCTCAATTTCATTATTTTTCGTTCTGTGTATCACTCCTTATTTGCCCCAATCTTGGGGCACCTTTTTTCTTATTTTAAAGTGCATCCAGCTAATCGAATATATCGGCAAGTGCACTTTCAAACAAGAAAAGGAGGCATAAACCAATGCAAAAAGTAAAACCTGTCCCACTCGAAAAAATGCCAACAAATAACGCCGTTCGACGTTTACGTTGGTTACGTAAGCGTTATTTATTGGAAAAAACCCCGAACGTTACTTTTCCACTTAATTTATATGTGTAGCGAGGTACATTTCTATGAGTCTTGAATCAAACTTAGCGTTGAATAATGAACTGTTATCGCAACAGAACGTGTTGTTAACGCAGTTATTAGCCGCACTCAGCAGCAATAATACCCTCACCCCGAGTACTCAACCAACACCAGCGAAAATTAAAAATACCAAAAATAAATCGGAACAACCGATTACTGATACGGAAATTACAATTAAAGATGTCAATATTGACACCTTGGATTTAGAGACGGTAGTCGCTCTCGCAGTGTTGTTTAAAGATGATGCGCATACCATGACCAACGATAAATACCAAGCCGCCCGGAAAATCATAGACGGAGTGGGCGACGCTCGGAACGGGCGGGCAGATGCACTGCATTCAGCATTAGCAGGTTTATCTGAACTCAACGGGCAAAATAATTCGGTCATTCTCGACCTATGTTTAGAAATACTGGCTAACTGGGATGATATCCCTGGCATTACAGAACGCCGAGAGTTTGCCTTAGAACTGTTGAGTGAAGGCAAAGCTAAAACTTGTGACCAGGAGCCAGAGCCAGAGCCAGAGCCAGAGCCAGAGCCAGAGCCAGAGCCAGAAAAAGATATGGATTTTCCAGCACTGCGTAAACAGGCTGAAAGTTACATTCTGCATTTAGCGACGAACGGCTATCGGCAAGAAGCCGTCGATATTCTGGCAACATGTAACGCCAAAAAACTGGGCCAAGTACCTGACGAGAAGTTAGCCGAAATCATTGCGCTCGCTGAAGCCGCACTGGAGGCTTGACGATGCCAACGACTCACGCACGTTTGTCCCCCTCTTCTGCACATCGATGGCTCCGGTGCCACGGCAGTTTAGCACTCGAAGCCGATATACCCGATGATAAAGGGTCACCCTTTGCCCTAGAAGGAACCGCCGCACATGCACTAGGTGAATGTGTCTTACGTAACCGTCAGAATCCCGCTTTTTTAGCGGGAACCACGTTAACTTGTGGGCTGAATACGGCGGACTACTTAGGGACTTATCCGCTCAACGAATATGGTACCCCACAAGTTAATTCGGAAATGGTAGAGGCTGTGGGCCTTTATGTTGATACCGTCTGGGAACTTGCCCAGGGCTGTGAGCTGCTCATAGAGCAAAGAGTCGATTTCTCAGATGTAATCAGAGTTGCTAACTCCTTTGGTACCGCGGATGCAATCGTCATTAAAGGTGATGAATTACAAATTCACGATCTTAAGTATGGCAAAGGTGTAAAAGTCTACGCTGATGAAAACGAGCAGTTACAGCTCTATGCGCTGGGTGCGCTTGATCAGTTCAGTATGTTGTACGATTTCACAACGGTTAGATTGTTCATCCATCAGCCGCGACTCAACCACATCTCGGAATGGGCGATTAGCGTTGAGGACCTTCGGATTTTCGGAGAACGAGCGCAAGAAGCGGCGGCGTCTGTCATTATTACAACCGCTATCGCGGAATGCGAAGGTGTTGAAACACTACCCGCTGATGTGTTCACGCCGGGTGAAAAGCAATGCCGGTTCTGTAAAGCCCAAAGCGTATGTAAAGCCGGAGAACAACACCATTTTAATACCGTAGCTAATGATTTTGTTGATCTCTCCCAACAACTTGAGCCGCAGTTATCCGGGGCTAAAGAGCATATTCGCAACGCGGATAACGCACATCTTGCCGACGTGTATAGTCAACTCGACTTTATTGAAAGCTGGTGTAAAGCCGTTCGTTCACGCGTCCAGGATGAACTACACGCCGGTAACGTTATACCGGGTTTTAAATTAGTAACAGGTAAACCCGGTAACCGAGCCTGGGAAAATGAAAATGCTGCGGAAAAAATGCTCCAGAGCTTTAAACTTAAGGGCAATCCCATTTACACACGAAAGGTTATCAGTCCAACCCAGGCAGAAAAATTGCTCAAAAAAGAAAGCCCGCGTCGATGGACAAAACTCCAAGCCCTTATTACCAGAGCGGAAGGCCAGCCCGCTGTTGTCCCCGACGCTGACCCACGCCCTGCTTTAAATATCAATATCGTAAATGACTTTGACGATTTGACGGCAAACGCCGACGATCTCATATAAAGGAAAAAAACTATGAAAGTAAAATTAAACAATGTCCGTCTCGCCTTCCCTGACCTCTTTGACGCTACCCAAGTTAACGGCCTGGGCGATTTCAAATTTCGAGCAACTTTTCTGATCCCGAATGACCATCCGGCAAACGCCGAGATAGAAGCCGCGATTAAGAAAGTGGCAACGGAAAAATGGGGGGCTAAAGCGGACTCGGTTATCAAATCCATTCGCGGTAACAACATGCGCTTTAACTATCGTGATGGCGATGAAAAATCAGAATACGAAGGCTACGCGGGCCATATGTATATCAGTGCGAGCAACAAAGCCCGACCTTTAGTCATCGATCGTGACAAAACTCCACTAACCGCCGCCGATGGTCGCCCCTATTCAGGCTGCTATGTTGACGCGGCGATTACCCTTTTTGCGTATGACAACCAGGGCAAAGGTATTTCCGCTTCACTCGGCGGTGTCCAGTTCCGCAAAGACGGTGATGCCTTCGCCGGGGGTGGCGTGGCAAGTGAAGATGATTTCGACGATATAGCAGACGGCGCTGACGCGGAAGCCCTAATCTAACCGTACATTACCCGGTCACTCAGGCCGGGTACTCTTATAGAAGGCCATGCATCATGCCAAAGATTCTCTGGCTCGACCTGGAAACCTATAGTGAAATCCCAATCAAAAATGGGATACACGCTTATGCCGAAGGCGCGGAGATTATGCTCTTTGCCTGGGCCATTGACGATGAACAAGTCAACGTGTGGGATGTTACTAGCAATGAGGAAATGCCCGAACTACTCCGGATAACTCTGTACGATCCGGATGTGGAAATCTACGCGCATAATTCACATTTCGATCGCACAATTGTCATCCATTCACGTAGCCAGTTATTTCAAGGTCGTAAAGCGTTGCCACATCCCTGTGAAAAAATAGCTCGCTGGCGCGACACAATGGCGCAAGCGCTGGCACATGGTTTGCCGGGAGCGTTAGGCACTTTATGTGAAATATTGAACGTTCCACAAGATAAAACCAAAGATAAAGAAGGCAAAGCGCTGATCCAGTTGTTCTGTAAGCCCCGCCCTAAAAACGCTAAAGTGCACCGGGCTACTCGCGAAACCCATCCCGAAGAATGGAAACGTTTTATTGAATATGCCGGACTGGATATTGACGCCATGCGCGAAGTGCATAAAAAGCTACCTGTTTGGAATTACCAAGGCATTGAGTTGGCTTTGTGGCATCTTGATCAACGCATCAATGATCGCGGGGTTGGAATGGATATCACACTTGCCAACGCCGCTATCACTGCGGTCAATCAGGAGCAGAAACAGCTTGCAAAACGTACCCAAGCCTTAACTGACGATGATGTACATGCAGCAACGCAGCGTGACGCCCTGTTGCTGCATATCACCACATGCTATGGCGTTGAACTGCCGGATATGCAGGCCAGTACATTGCAACGTCGGATAAGCGACCCAGATTTACCGCTTGAACTACGCGAGTTACTCAGTATTCGCCTGCAAGCAAGCACGACGAGTACAAGTAAATATAAGACGTTGGTAAATGGGGTAAACCGGGATGGACGTTTGCGCGGCACCTTACAATTTTGTGGCGCGTCACGTACAGGTCGTTGGGCTGGGAGGTTGTTCCAGCCTCAAAATCTCCCACGGCCAGCACTAAAGCAAGATGTCATTGATTTTGGTATCGACGCACTAAAAGCAGGTGCCGCAGATTTGTTGTTTAATAACGTCATGGAGTTGACCAGTTCCGCATTGCGCGGTTGTATTATTGCGCCTAAAAGTAAAAAACTGGTTGTAAGCGACTTGTCTAATATCGAAGGCCGCGTCCTTGCCTGGCTGGCGGGCGAAGACTGGAAAACTCAGGCATTTCGAGATTTCGACGAGGGCAGCGGTCACGATCTTTACAAGCTGGCTTACGCACGTGCTTTCAATATCCAGCCTGATGAAGTCACGAAAGACCAGCGCCAGATTGGGAAAGTTATGGAACTGGGTTTGGGCTACGGTGGCGGTGTCGGCGCGTTTCTGACGTTTGCCGCAGCATACAGTTTAGACTTAGAAGCCCTTGCAGATGCAGCTTTAGCTAACATTCCCACATCTGTACAACGCGAGTCGTTAAGCTGGTACAAGAAATCGGTTGAACAAAAAAAGACATACGGTTTAACTGAGCGTGTTTTTATTACTTGTGATTCGCTTAAGCGGATGTGGCGCAATGCACACCCGGCTACCACGTCGTTTTGGTATGAACTGGAAGAAACCGTAAAACGGGCTATCGCAATGCCTAAAATTACATTGCAGTGCCGCACGCTAAAAATCCGGCGTGACGGCAATTGGCTACGTATTCAGTTACCGTCCGGCCGTGCCGTTTGCTACCCATCGCCCTGTGATGACGGCAAGATCAGTTATATGGGGGTAAACACTTATTCTCGCAAATGGCAACGACTTCATACTTATGGCGGGAAATTAGTTGAAAACGTGACGCAAGCTACGGCTCGCGATGTACTCGCATCGAACATGCCGCGCATCGAAGACGCCGGATATAATATAGTGTTGACGGTGCATGATGAAGTATTAACGGAAGCACAAGATACCCCGGATTTTACCCATGAGCATTTAAGTAGCCTGCTTTCGACTAACCCAGATTGGGCTTTGGATTTACCACTTAATGCGGGGGGATTCGAGGCTTATCACTATCGTAAGGACTAATATAAATGAATATCGATGAACTCGTTTTAAATAACGATACTATTGTCTGGCGTTGGAAAACACATAGCAATGAATTATTAACTCCATCTGAAATGTCCACAGATCATCTTTTTTATACACTACGGATGATTTGGAATAATTTCATGCCAACAGGTGTAAGAGTGGGTGATGTCAAATTATATGAGTTTGACGCTTTTTACACACCTCAATATATGAAAAACGCAATTAAATATATCGCAACCGAATTAACCCATCGTGACGATATACAGAGTATTCATGCTAATGAATTCCAACAAATAATTACGTGGCTTCAAACCTATAAATTAAATATCAGCGGGTGATAATTTTATGGCATTCAAATATCGTGACAGCCCGCTTTATTTACGGGCTGCGCATGAAGCTGCACAGCTTGAGCGAGAAGATGAGTATAGACAGGCTGCTCAAGCTTGGTCTAAAGCTAACCGCTTTTCTCGCAACCCACTAAATCAAACATGGAGCGAACACCGCGCTGACTTTTGTCTGATGCAAATTGAAAGGGAAAAACTCAAAAAGAAAAAGAGGTGATGTTATGGCATACATTCGTGAAGACCGTATTGAAAAGCATCTCGTCAAAGCCGTGCAACAAGCGGGCGGCATCGCTTACAAATTCGCATCACCCGGTCGGCGTTCCGTGCCTGACCGACTCGTTATACTTCCCGGAGGCCGTATCATATTTGTTGAATGCAAAGCCCCCGGTCAACAACCACGACACGACCAATTACGTGTACACGACAAACTACGTGCACTAGGCTGTGAGGTCTTCGTACTCGATTCTAAAAATTTGGAAGGAATTCTATGATAACTAACGCAATGTGTCCGATTTGTAAAAAACGTGAACATAGTCAAATTCGGACAATCTCTCATATTAAAGTTTGTAACTTTTGCAGCACTCGAATTTTTAAGCCATATGATAAACATGACGCCGGTAAATATCGATTTAGTCTATTACCTTTGCAACCGGTAATAGAAACCCTGCGCGTTTTGGAATTTGGCGCGAATAAATATTCGCCTGATGGTTGGAAATACGTTCCTAATGGACTGACTAGATATTTCGACGCGTTAATGCGGCATATTTTCGCTTATCGTTCTGGTGAAAAATACGATCCCGAAAGCAATCTTTCCCACCTTGCACACGCTGCGTGTTGCCTTCTGTTTTTGATGGAATTAGAAGACCTTATAACGGAGAAACAAAAATGAGTAAACCATTCACAGTTGATACTCTTATTTCGCGACTACAACAACTTAGCAAAAACGGCAAAGGTAATTATATTGTAGATATACCCGATGAATATAACGGGGGTTGGATGGAAGTAAAAGAGAGAAATATCGTAATAAACGATAAACATAAAACCGTTTTTTTAGACTTTAGTAAAGATTATCCGGGTGAATATGGTAAGTCATGGTGGGATAAATAAATAGAGCTATCCGCAGATATAAAGGCGTACGTATATGCAAAAAATCTTTCACGCCAGACCATATCAAGACCTCATTATTAACCACGAGATCGACATCCCTCGTTCAAATATTTGGGCTGGAATGGGTATGGGGAAAACCGTAGCGACGTTAACGGCACTAGAAAATCTGTATATGGCAGGCTCAGAAACCCGCCCGTCATTAATCTTAGCGCCACTTCGCGTGGCGCAATCTACATGGCCTGATGAAGTCGATAAGTGGGACCACTTTAGAAATATCGAAGTACAGGCGATTACAGGTTTCGTTAAAGAACGCGCTCTCGCTTTGCAAAACACGAATGCCAGTGTCTTTACAACGAACTATGACAACCTCGTCTGGCTTGTGGAAACCTTGGGGAAAAAATGGCCGTTTGGTACTGTCATTGCTGATGAAAGTACCCGACTAAAATCTTTCCGGTTACGGCAAGGTGGCAAACGTGCAGCAGCGCTGGCAAAAGTCGCTCACAAATTTGTACATCGTTGGGTAAATCTGACAGGCACCCCCTCACCGAACGGCTTACAGGATCTATGGGGCCAGGCTTGGTTTGTGGATCAAGGGGAACGCTTAGGCCGTACGTTCGGTGCGTTTACAACTCGTTGGTTTAACAGTATTCCAATGGGCGGTACGGGTATCAATAAAATTGAAGCCCGGCCGTACGCGCAAGAACAAATACATGAAGCCTTACGCGACTTGACCCTATCATTAGATGCTGCTGATTGGTTCGATATTCAGGAACCCATTCATAACATCATTCAGGTAACTCTGTCTGCTAAAGCCTTCAAACAATACAAAGCAATGGAAAAGGAAATGTTTTTAGAGATTGGAGGTACAGACATAGAAGCGCCGAACGTAGCAGCCAAGACCATGAAATGTTTGCAAATCGCGAGTGGCGCTATCTATACAAACGATACAGGTAGTTGGTCCGAGTTGCACGATGCTAAACTACAGGCACTGGATAGTATTATCAATGAGTCCGGTGGTACGCCGGTACTAGTCGCGTATCACTGGAAGCATGATTTAGAACGACTGCTTAAAGCCTTCCCACGCGGACGCCACTTAGACGACGATTCACAGACACTAAGAGACTGGAACACCGGAAAGATCCCAGTTTTGTTTGCCCATCCCGCTAGTGCCGGTCATGGATTAAATTTGCAAGACGGCGGCAACATCCTAGTATTCTTCTCTCACTGGTGGGATTTAGAGCAGTACCAGCAGATCATCGAGCGCATTGGTCCCACGCGACAGGCACAAGCCGGATATAACCGGCCGGTTTGGATACATCATATTGTTGCTACTCATACAGTAGATGAAATGGTTATGGAACGGCGTAATTCAAAACGCCAAGTGCAGGATATTTTATTGGATGCTATGAAAAAGAAGCAATGAAGTAGGCTTGTCATATCGGGATTACATTACAAATAAATTCGTATTGGAGATTGAACAATGAATGAATTTATACCTGATGTTGTTGATATTTGGGTCGAGGTGGTAGATGAATGACTACTTATGTCACTATTTCTACTTCGTGTGGAAAAGAATGTTCTTACATTACATCACTAACACCTTTATATTCTATGGCTTGGCATCAATAGAAGCCAAGCATATCGCAGCGTGTGAAGTTAAATCTTATCCCAAAGCGCTTGGTGGTTGGAGATATATTCACCCGCATGAAGCGGCGAGAGATCGAATAATTTATTTGTGGAGTAATTAAAAATGTCAAAACATGAATACATCATTAAATCGTTCGGCCAAAAATATCCAGATGACGCAGTTAGGTTTTGCACTTCGATAACATTACCAAACAACGGAATAGTTATTGCTGAAATGGCAGCAGAAGAATATTTCAAGAAACGCACTGGTCGCGGCAATTCCTGGCCTTTAGACTTTGAAATCTATATTAACGGTAGCAGCATTGGTATATTTTCTGTAGAAATCATGACGATTTTTAATGCGTTTAAAAAAAGGGATGAGAAATGAATCAATCGCCCTATGTCAAAACAAAAGAATTAGCCGAGCGATACGGTGTAAAACCACACACTATCAGATTGTGGGTGAGCAATGGGAAGCAAAAAAGGGAGGGCTTCCCAAAACCCAAGTTTAAATCCGATCAGCTTAATTTTTTGTGGCAGGATATTCTTGACTGGGAGAACGGGAAACGATTTTAGTCAACTTCGCACACCAGCGTTCATATGCTTCCTTTTGTTCATTCAGGTAGGTGTGCTTGTCGTA